CTTTATCATTATACCCATTGCATATAATATTATTTTCATCAATAACTAGCATGTTTACATCAAAAACTGATTCCTCAACGTATACTTGCCAGTGTGATAACCAACTATCCATGTATTCTATCAGATCATCGTTGTCTTCCTCCCCTGCAACGAAGTATTTTCCTCTATTCTTCTCCTTCATCTTAAGAAAACCATCGACTTTATCCCAAGATTCCCCTGTTATACTACATATGTCCCAGTCAGGGAACAATTTATTACAATCTTCTGTGCCTTTTAGTGAAACTACAAGACCTGGTTTGACTACACAGGTACTACCATCACTATGTCCTGTGTTAGCAAGGTAATTTATACGATAGTCTGGGAATAGACGTTTTAATTTGTCATCAAAACTCTTTTGATTGAGTTTATTGATGACATGACAGAAACTAAAATACAAATCTTTACCAATTCTGAACATAGTAGCAGAGTTTATGTACTGATCATACATAATTGGTACATTATTATCCTTCATCCACTTCTCTATCGTAGCATAAGGATAAAATTCACCATGATTAGGGCACTTGTTAGGTGAACCTATCTGCATAGTCTCTGCTTTTATTATCTCATCTCTTATTTTGTCAAAATCTATACCTGTTAAAATTTTTTCCCTTATGTGATATTTCTTTTGAGTGCGAAACTTAAACAATGACATGGATGTTGACAAATTTTTCTCAGGTTCCAGTATATCCTCTAACATTTTTGCCATAAGTTTCTCACGATAAGTCAAATCTGACATCTGTGAGTTGCATAATCTTTCGTATATTTTTGCCACATCAATGTTCTGCCCATAGTTTCTTGATGGCATGTAGAATGTGCCACCTATCATAGCAGTATAATCTCTTGGAAACATGGGAGGATACTTTGTCACATGTCCTTGACCTTTAGGTTGTGCTATTTTATCCTTTACATATACCTCTGGATCATCACTTATATCTGTCCTTAGAACAGTAACACCAAACTCTCTTAATTTACTTATGAGTTTTTGATAATCCTCTTCAGTTTCGATTGCAATCTTTTCCATTGCATTGCGAACTTTACTATTTTTTATCCTAGAAAAAAAGTGCGGTGGATAACATCTACCTACCGCACATACTTTCAGTGGATCCCAATGTTGATGTACTGATATCATATCATTATCATAGCATATTATAGTATAGCATTCATAATAAAGTCTTTAGATAGAACAGGATCACCTAACAAATCAAGTTGCAAACCATCAGCGTCTACGAAGTAGTCATCGTCAAGTTCTTTGCGACAATGTTGCCAATAGTATGTGTTGTCTTCTCTCTTCCAAAAATAACTGGTGTTGTGCGAGTCTAATAAAAACACACTCACCAATTTCTGATGTCTCTGCCAACAGGGATCTTCTAATCTCTTTTCATACTCAGTCACGTTGTCTCCAATCGTCTGATCTCTCTTGATGAAACCAGTCTACGATCTCATCTGGTGATGCGAAACCCCTACGGTGATTACTTGAATCGGGGTCTCCTATATTCAAGTTATTCAGAAAAGAATCGTTTGGATTTGTAACCATACGTCTTGCAGTTTTCAACATACCCCTTGCACTTGTATTTGCCTTTGAAAGTTTTTCTGCCCAAATCATATCTGCTATTGAGACTTCTTGTCCCGCAGCAATGGACTTGCAGATGCCTTCAAGTCGCAAACGGTATTGTGTAGATAACATATTTTGTATATTGCTATATTATCTAGTAGTTTGACAATAGTAATTCTTTCCTATGTTTCTGATCGTTCATATACTCACCCACTGATCTCATTGTGTAGGTCAAATCAAACTCTGATGCTGTCCAATTTAGGAACCTACTTTTTATAACTTGTGTAGTATTATAACTGACTAGACAATCTTGTTTTGATAGGTCACATGCTGTAAAAAATCTATCGTGATTGAATCCTTTGTGCATGGCACCTTTCCTTCCATACAGGTTAGAACCTATCTCATATGGTGGATCAAGATAGCAGAATGCGTCTTCACCATCTAGTAATTCTTCGTAAGATAAGTTTGTTATCTTCCAGTTTTTTATTATCTTCATATATGATGTTAGTTTATTGATACCACGCATTGAAAAATTTGAATCACTTGCCTGTGCAGAGAAAGAAGAAGACTCAGTTAGTCCTGAGAAACTACACTTGTTTACAACATAAAAAGCAACTGCTCTTTCAACATCACCTCCATTAGATAGAATATCTTTTGAAGATAGAAATAATTCCTTTGCTTTTTCTGGATATGGATTATCTTCTTTCAACTTAACAAGTCTCTCCTGCATGATATCCCCTGCTGTTTGTAGACATGCCCAAAAATTATACAAAGGTTCATACAAATCATTCACCCAAATAGGTAAATGAAAATGTTTTTGCGACATATGTATTGCTAAACTACCACCACCTAAAAAAGGTTCACGGTATTCCTTTATACCGTAGGGGAATCTTGAATATATCTTCTCTACTGCTCTAGACTTACCGCCAGGATATCTTAGAGGAGTTTTCAAAGTATTCATGAAGTTCTTTCTTAGGTTCCCAACCCAATAATGTTTTTGCTTTTGTATTATCTGCAAGAGTTATTCTTGCTTCACCAGGTCTTGATGGTATTTGTATTGTATTATAAGGGTTATTGACTAATTTTGCAATATCATTTACAGAATAATTTTTACCAGTTCCAATATTGAATACTCCATTACAATTTGTTTGCATTGCACACATATTTGCTTCCACTACATCTGACACGTGTGTAAAATCTCTCCTCTGCTCACCATCACCAACTATTGTGCATGGTTTTCTTGCCTTCTTTTGCTCCTCGAACAAACCAATCACGGGAGCATATGTTCCCTTTAGAGGTTGACGAGGACCGTAAACATTGAAGTACCTCAAGGTCACGGTTGAGAGTCCGTGCAATTTTGAATACATCTGACATAAAATTTCTGCTCCAACTTTAGATGCTGAGTATGGGTTTAGGCAATCAGTAGGCATGTCCTCTTTTAGAGGAGGTGTGTTTGCTAAACCATATGAGGATGATGTGGAAGAGTTTACAAATCTTTTTACTCCTGCTTCCACAGCACATTTTAGAAGATTGTTAGTGCCAATATAATTGACTTCTAAACAAGCATCTGGATTTTTCATAGCAATTTGTATTCTACTGAATGCTGCTAAATGAAAAACACAATCTACACCATCAAACAATGGTCTTATCTTATCATAATCTCTTATATCTACCTTATGATTATTTGCTGAAGCATACCAGTGAAATGTATCATTACTGATTGCTGACTCATTGTCTACAACGACGACTTCACTACCATCTTTAAGTAGTCTTTCAACGATGTGAGATCCTATGAATCCCGCACCGCCTGTAACTAAACACTTCATACTATTCGGTTTTAGTATTTTTACTTTTGGCACTTGTTCTCTTTCTGGTTTTTCTCTTAGGTGCCTCTTCTTTTTTTCTTAGTTCTGCTAGTTGTTCTTTAGTCAATCCCTTACCAATCAACCAGAATGATGCAACGATTGCTGATACTAGAAAGACAACAATTCCAGCAACTCCAACATGCTGAATTAATGTTCTACCTTCTGGTGGTGGTTCTGGGAGACAAATAGGTATCTCTTGAATAAGTTCTACTGGTTGTTGAGGAGTCACGTCCATAATAAATCTTCGTACATACTAATTATACATTATTTAAACTCACATTGCACCATGAGTTCAGTCATTGCTGCAAGCATGTTGATTTCCTGATCAGCAGCAAATGCTGATTGGTATTGATACTTTGCAATAATGAGAACCGCTTCTGGAATAGAGGACGGTTTCAAGTTTTCGTATATTGAATCGTATACTGATCTTAGTATAGAGTTAGGATCATTGTCAAGATTTTGTACTACCCATTTCCTTACATTTTGAAACTCTTTCTTAGATAAAAAACCTATCAACTCACTTGTATTTGTTGGAGATAATGCGGTAAGAACTTCACTACCAATTTCACCACTTGTAGAATATCTCTGGCATTCGTTTAGAACTCTTCTCCAATCAGGAAAATGTTTGTTGATAAGTCCTACTAAAACTTTAGGTTCTGCTTTTACTTTCTCTTCTGTCAGTATGCCCTGCAATCTTTTGAAGAATTTTGCTGCTAATTCTTGTCTTTCTTTCCCTCTAATTCCGAACTCGACCACCGAGCATCTGCTGTGGAGAGGTTCAATAATTTTGTTCTTGTAATTACAGGTGAAGATGAAGCGACAGTTGTTATAAAACGCTTCAATATTTGCTCTAAGAAGGAGTTGTACATCGTGGGTGGTGTTGTCTGCTTCATCTATTATGATTACTTTGTGTTTGCCACTGCTTGTCAACGAGACAGTAGAAGCAAAACTTTTTGCTTGGTTTCTTACAGTATCTAGAAATCTTCCTTCGTCAGAACCATTGATTACATAATAATCAACACCTAACTCATTACATAATGCCTTTGCAACTGTAGTTTTACCTACACCTGGCGGACCTGCAAGTAATAAGTTAGGTAACTCACCAGACTGTACAAACTCAGCAAAGGTTTTCTTTGTTGCGTCTGGTAAAATACACTCTTCAATTGTCTTGGGACGATATTTTTCAACCCAAAGAAATTCATTCATGATCTAGGTTTTTGATTTGGAAGATGTTTGACTTGTGATACTTTTTTATTTTTTTGTATTTCTTTACAAGTTTCTTTATCTCCTCTTTGTTTACCTTTAGTTGAGGTTTCTCCTCAGGTACGACACATTCATTATATTCTTCAATACATGCGTCTTTACACTCTTTATCTTCTGCATCACATTCTGTGACACATTCCATAAGATCGTCAGTACAATCTTTTTCTTCGCTCACTTTTTCTTCTCCTCCCAGAGATATACAAGATAGAGTCCTAGTATAACCCAGAACGCTATCTCTAGTCCATAATTACTCATCGAACTTAGAATCAGGTTCTAATGCAATAAAGTATGTAAGTTTATATGCACTGCTATAGAACTTGGCAAGATTCTTCTTAGAAATCTGAACAGTATATCCACCAATAAGTGTCTTGATATTCTCTATCTTAAAATTGAATGAGAATGTGTGTTCAGTATTTCCTACAGTAAGACTGTAAACATTTGATGTATCATTCTTACGATCAGATACTATCACTTCTACACTATTACCATTACCTACAACAGATAAGTCTGGTAGTTGCATGACAGATGATGCTTTGAGTAAACTCTTTAGGTCTTGCTCTGACAATTTGAACTCCACATCTATACTAGGAAGTTCCATCTTCTTTTCTGGTGGTGCCACAATGACACTGGGATCGCAGAAGAAGAATTTTGTCTGATGATTTGATGTTCCTTTGATTGTTGCATGTGACTGGTTACTAGACACATCAATAGATGGTGTAGCAGTCAATGACAATGTGTTCAAGAACTGTGGTAAATCATAGATTGCGAATTCACGTGGTATATACTCTTCAATCTGTGCCTCTGCCAGAACATTTTTCATAACTGACATAGTTCTCAATGTATTTCCTTCTTTGAAATGCAATGATTGATTGATAGACGTGAAGTTCTGAAGAATTTTAGTTGTCTTTTCAGATAGTCTCATAGGTTCCCTGAGTTTCATGATAAATGTCTAACACTTATACAATAACACTAACCCTGTATCAAGTCAACTGCATCCTGCCAATCTTGTTTGTTTGCAAACCGATACGAAAAAGAAAACCTACGACATTCTGTCCTAGCACAGTGCCAGAGTTGATCTTCTACATGCTCTCCAAAATATCCTACCTTACAACTCCAACCCTTTCCATCCTTTATAGTATCCATTCTGTTACCTTTAGCAAATCTAAAAAATCCTTCTCCATCTTCTGACCAGTTGAACAATATTATATGTCCGTGTGCACCGTAATTTGTGTGCCAACCTACAAATCCTGTGGGTGGGTAGTATCCTATGACTGGTGTATCAATACATTTAGGAAATTTTCTTTTCAATATATTATGATCAAATTTTTTCTTCGCTGTTATATTTACTTGATCGTTGAATACTAATGCTTTACTAGGTGTATCTAACCTTTGGTTATTCTCTAACAACATTTTTAAAAATGTGATGCTAGTAAAAAAGATGGGATCCGCATGTAATTCATACGATCTATCCCATCTTTCATCTTTTATAAATCTTTTTTCTACAACCTCTAAGAAGTTGTGGAACTTATTGCTTATCTTTATTTTTTGCACACTGACATATCAAGTGTACTATTTACACATACGCTGTTGTACTGATTCCATACAATATTGCAAATGTAAGTGCCCAATAAAATATTCGTGGCACATATTTTAGTGGTATATGATGTTTCATACGACTCCTGCTAATCCTGCTACAGTTCCTACTATAACAAAAAATCCAAATTCCATAAGTGGATAGTATGGACTGTAAAATAATTTCTTCATTGCTTTTTAGATTGAGGGGTAAAAGTGAAAAGACCTTTCGCTATTAGGCGAATGCAACGTTACCTACACCTGATACGATGTAAAGAGTAACAATTGTTGTGAATAGAATGTGATACATTACGCTTGTGATCCTTGGTAAATTGGGGACATTACGCCACCGCCACCGTCGTCATCGTCGTCGTTGTCGAGTGCACGTAAAAATAATTCAATAAGTACCAGAGCACCCATTGGATATAATACCCATAGGAGTGCTGCTGATGATGATATAGTTTGGGGTTCCAAACCTATCATACGAAACCAGGTACGAGTTGTCCTGTAAATCCGTATGTTACAAGTAGTACGATGAATCCCATCATCGCTGCTCTACCTTGTGCTTTTACGAAAATATCTTTGTTGTTCATTATACGAAACCTGGAATGATTTGTCCTGTTGTTAGGTAAGCACCTAACCCTGCGATGATGCCGATCATGGCAAATCTGCCATTGAGTTTCTCAGCAAATGATTTTGCGTCTTTATCTGTCATTAGAATATACCTGGAATGATATTGCCTGTTGTTGCGTATGCTCCGACTGCTGCAACGAATCCAATCATTGCCATCCAACCGTTAAACTTTTCTGCTTCTGGTGTCATTTGTTTGTACCTTGTAAATGTTTGTTTAGAATAAACCTGGTGCTATCCAACCGAATAGACCATAGTTGATAGTCCCGATCACTAGACCGAGCATTGCGAGACGTCCATTGACCTTCTCTGCGTACTTCCAGTAGGGATGTGAAAAATCCATTAGAAGATACCAGGAATGATTTGTCCTGTCGTAACATAAGCACCTAGTAGTGCTACAAATCCAATCATTGCCCAACGACCATTTACTTTCTCAGCGTTCTGAGGATAACCGTCGTAGTTGATAGACTCATCAACGTAAGGTTTTACGTCCGTTGGGAACGCATTTTGACGTCCGCCTGATTCAGTAGTTACAGTCATTTAGTAATTGTGAACTTTTGTTACATAATTATATATAAAAAATAAAATTTTGTCAATAAACTTTACATAAGACACACTTATGTCACGCATCATTTTTTCTTATATTCTTACCCCAAACCCTCAAAAATACTGACAGCACTAACGCTGTGGGAACAGTCGTGACAAATATCAACATTATCACCATCCATATCATGTGCTGAACTTCTGACATTCAAATGTAAAGAACTGTTACTATTTAGTATAAAAAAAGACCCCCGAAGGGGTCTGGTTTATTTCTTTCCGAATTTTTCCCTGATCCATATGTCAATAACGATGAAGACAACAGACCCGACTGCAATTATAAGTATACCCTCCCACATTAGCAGTTCTCGTTTAGACCTTCTGCCATGTTACCACCTATGTCAGCACCCTGATTGCCACCAAACATTGCCACCCAACCAGCAGCGACCCAACCAACAAAGGGGATACTAGACAGAGCAGGAGCAGCAGCAGCACCAACCGAGGTACCCACGAGTCTTCCTGTTCCTTCTGCACTTCCGATTGCTTTGACACATGCTTCTGATCTAGCAACCGCATCTCCCTGTGTGTTGTTTTCATACCCCATTGTTGCAGGATCTTGCCATGATCTATTATTAGATACAGGTCCTCCTTGATTGGTTACACCATCCATGACATACTCTTCAACAATTTCTGTGGTGTTGTTTGCTAATCCTAAGAATCCTGCTTTCTCTTTTATCTGTTTAGTGATATGCATTGTCTTAGGATCGTTTGCTTTATATGATATCACATAACTATCGTCTGTTACACTTGCTTTATAGGAAGTATAAGGTCCTACAGGTATATTCAAGTTAGGTAACTTAGGTGTATCTTTTCTACTTACAATATGTCCTATCATACCAAGATGTGACACAGCGAATAGACTGCCTACCACACCAATTGATATCCACTTATACTTACCATCATTTGATGGTTTCTTCTTAGGTTTGGGTTCGGCACCAAACATTGCCTCTTCTTGATCCATAATCTAACCTAGGTACATTTATTATATAGCATAAAAAAAGGGGTGTCAATCACCCCTTGTCTTATGTAAGTTTTTCTTAGAAACTGTACTTGATTCCAGTTAGGAATTCGTACTTGTTGTCTCCACCTTCATTAGATGTAAACTTACCACCGATTTTAGCACCAACTGAATCTGTTAGAGCAAATGCTAAACCAGTGTTGATTCTTAGTTCAGTTGTATCATCGCCACCATCAGCAACAGTTATATGAGGACCACCTTCTACGAAGTACTTAGTACCACCTTCACCAAGAGCACCAGCATAACCGATCTTACCAGTGAATTCTGTTGATCCGTAGTTGTTACCTGTGAATTTTGACTTGGTGTCTACACCAACGTAAGGTCCTGCTAATACAGGAGAAGAGAAAGCAGCGACAGCAGCAACTGCTAAGATTGATTTAATGTTCATTATTGTTATAAGTATCTCGCAAGACATAAAAAAATCCTGCGGATGTTAGACGACCCCGACATGGGTGTCTTTTTATCTACGCAGGGTTACGATCTTTCGAGTCCTTTGTATGATTATATATCATAGCACATAGTGTGCACTTGTCAAGATTTTAGTTTAGAAAACCCCTTGTCTTTAGTAAACTCTAGACAGTGATTGAATTTATCGTATAAATCTTGTTTGTGTGAGATTATAAACACGTTGGCATCCTTGATAATATACCGTACAATTTTGAGGAAATACTCTGTACCAAATTCATCTAGTGATGAATCAAAAACCTCGTCCATGATTAGTAAATTTGTGACAACACTGTTCTTCATCCTTGCTATCTCTCTCCATGTAAACAGAAGTGCAAGGTCAATCCTCATCTTCTCACCCTCAGAGAATGATGCATAAGAAAACTTCTCATGTACAGGTGTTTGTACAGTTTCACTAAAGTCTTCATCTAACATGAAGTTGACATAGAAATCCATCCTCTGTAGATACTCATTGACCTGTTGGTTGATTAGAGGTAGATACTTTCTTATAATACTTTTCTTCACACCATCATCTTTGAGTAGTTCGTTACCCTGTTCTAGATAATCGTACTCCTCTTGAGTTTTTTGTAAAGTAGTTAGTATGTCTTTTAGTTTATCCTTATACTCTGTTAGTTTCTCATCTTCAGAATTTTTATTTTCAAGTCTATCGGTAATGTTTTGAATTTCTGTTTCAAGATTTCCTCTTCGTTTGTTGTTGTTAGCAATTCTAATATTGAATTGAGAAACTTCATTAGATAATGTAGTAATCTCCTTCTGGAGTTTGAGAAACTGTTGTTCTCGTTCTTCCTCTGCTTCTATAGCAGTGGTAATTTCATCCAAACTACTTTGATGTTTGGCAAGAACTCCTTGGAGGTGTTCAACTCTATTTACTCTGAATGACTCTTCTATATTCTGTGTACATGTAGGACAAACCGAATGTGCTTCAAAAAAATCCAGTTCATGACTAGAGTTTGATTCTTTAGTTTGTATTTTTGATTTTAACTTTTCTAACTTTTTTATAGTACTACTTGATTTAGTATATTGTTGAATATCCTTTTCCTTTTTATTGACTTTAGAGATGAGATCTTCAACACTCCTTTGGTACTCTTCTGTTTCGGTATCACAATTCTCGATCTCTTGTTGTTTGATGTTGATGCTATCATAACCTTCCTCCTCTATTTGTTTGATAAATCTTTTCTGCATTATTATTTTATCTGCAACTGATTCTTTCTTCAGTTCCATGACTCTCAAGTTATCTCTTGACTGTTTGATTTGAGTCTTCAAGATATCTGACATCATAGAAAAAACTTTGATGTCAAGTAAGTCTTCTATAACTTCCCTTCGATGTGGAGCACTAAGTTGCATAAAAGGAACAAAAGAAGCACTGCCAAGTATGACAATTTGAGTGAAAGATTTGTAGTTGAGTTTGAGTATTTGTCCTTCCAAAGACTTTTGTTGATCGTTAGCAGAACAGTCCTCATTGAATTTTTTTCCATTTTTATAAATCTCAAAAATGTTTGGTTTGATGCCTCGCACAACCCTATAAGGTACATCTCCGATATCAAATTTTATATCCACAACAGCATCTCTTTCGTTTGTGCTGTTGACTAACTGACCCTTTGTAACTTTTCGGAACGGTTTACCGAACAAAGAAAATGTAAGAGCATCTAGAACCGTACTCTTACCCGAACCATTTGCACCAACAATGAGAGTATCTTTATTCTCATCTAACTTTATAGATGTGAATTGATTCCCTGAGGACAAAAAGTTTTTATACCGAATTTCTTTGAAACGAATCACTTAGAATTAACTGGAATTACGAAATCATCTTTACCTATTATAGTATACCTTGTTCCTGTTTTTTCGCAAGCTGCAATTGCTACACGATCAGCAACATGTATTACTTTCATAATAGGTTCACCTGTACCTTCTAACATCATAGCATATCTGTCGGCATCATCTTTCTCTACAAAAAAGAATACAACCTTCTCACCATATTCGTTGACGACTGCATATGCTCCCTCGTCTTGACTATGCTTTGGTGTAATAATATGCATCAGATGACCTCACATGCCTCTTGATAAGTGACTCTCAAAATGTCTTTGATCTTAGATTTATTTAGATCTGTGCTTAGATCATCGACATATGTGTTGAGTAGGGTCATCGTATCTTCTGTCTGTGCTACGTTTTCCTCAGGTGCAAGCATATTTACAGATCTCTCTACCACTTTGATATCGTATGGATGTACTTTTGCTAATGATAACATGAATCTTTCATACTCTTTATCATCAGTCTTTTGTCTAACTACAACCTTGACTATCTTATTTCTATAGTCCTCAAACTTAGTCAATTGTCTAGGTGTATCAGCGTAATTGATAATCTTAAACATCTGATACGGATTATTGATTGTCTTGAGTGTTAGTTTCTCTGTGTCGTATATATGAAATCCTCTTTTATCATTACAATCATTCCAGAACATCTCATATGGGTTTCCTAGGTAATATATCTTACCGTTATTTGACCGTGTGTGGTAGTGTCCTGAGAACACATGGGTAAAGTGATCATAACACTCAAAGTCTGCTCCTACGTCCATTACGTGCCCATGTGTGGCAACGAATCCATTTAGTTCTAAATGACCCATAGCAACCTTACACTTACTATCCTTCACCATCTTATATGTTGTTGCCTCATTCTCTGGGTTGATCCAAGGTATAAACAGTATTGGTAACCCACCTACAGTTATCTCTTCACACTCTTGGAGAATACGTATATTATCATACTCTCTAAGCATCAAATCTATAGTGTTTATATCATTAGTATTCTTATAGAAAGCAGTGTGATTGCCAACTATACTAATCATGGACATTCCTTTGTCTCGAATAGGATCAAAGTAATTGTCTTTTGCCCAATTGAGAGAGCATAGATCCACACCCTTCCTGTTATCAAAAGTATCTCCTAGATCTAGAATAGTATCTATACCATGTTTCTCTAGTGTAGGAAAAAATATGTCATCATAAAATTTCTGAAAGTAATCTAACCATAGTTTAGAACCTTTCTTGAAACCGAAGTGTTGATCTGTAATAATAGCAACTTTCATTCGTTTACATCATACTCAATTTCAATAACTTTTGCAGTTCTCCCCATGGAGTTTGCTCTAGTCAGTCTTTTCATAGTGCCACGTAGTTGTGTGGTAATGCCCTCTAGTTCAGATAATAACTCTGCTTCCAGTTCATCAGCAATGTTTCTGTGTCTGTCTACTCTCATTTCTGATTATCAGGATGATGTTTGCTATTGATTGATGGTTGAAATGGTTTCTTTGATCTATTGTTTATCACAATAAATTTGTCAGCAGCAAATGTTCCTGCGACATTGACTTCAATTTCATCACCATCTTGCCAGTTTATTGTACCATCTTTCTTTGTATGATTCATTGCTTCTTGAATCTGGTCAATAATTTCTTGAGTTAGTTTCATAATTAGTGTCTTGGATCAAAGTCTACCTTTTCTTGAAATGTTAGATATGATTTATTTGGTTTATGTGGTTTCATACCATCATGATTTCCATCATTTGGTAGTTTTCCTGTTGCCAGATATTCAACAACATCTATACAACCTTGAAGATAAGATACTCTTTCTTTATCTTTAGGATCTACCTGTTTTAGTCTCTTGGTAAATCTTTGCATAAGTTGCTCTAAATTTTCTGTAGGTTTCTTATGCAGATCGGGATTGTATTCATTCCCATCAGGGGTAAACCTAGGTTCATTAGTTGGTTTCATCTATTAGTCCTATACTGAACAGCATCTTTTATAGAGTTATACTCAGAAGACTTATCCCTTTCGTCTGCGACGAAAACTTCGTCATATCCAGATTTTTCTATTATCTTTTGTTTTATATCTAACTGACGTTTCTCTTTCTGTATCCTTCTTAGAAATGCATAGTGTATTATCTGTGTAAAGTATGCAAAAGGATTCTTAGACTTATCTGGAT